TTTTTTATAATTTTCTTAATACAATATTTGAAGAACCGGACAATAAAGTTATATTAATATTTATAATACCTTGCTCTTGCGCGCTAGCATTATTTTCTAATTTATATTTTATATAATATTTATTGGTTCCATTGTTAACATTTTCATCTAAAAGGGATAATCTATAATTGCTTATAAATCCGCCGGTTGCGTTTGTAATTCCTATATTTGAAGTTCGCGATACCATGATTAAATCTCTCCATAGTTCAATGGTTATGCGTTCATCAAAAGAGTAGCAACACAACAAAGTAATATTTACATCTACTAAAACGGGAGTATTATTATAAATATCAATAGTATTATATAGTGATGCGCTTAAATCTTGTAAAAGGTTTGTTTTAGTTGTAAAATTATTGTTTTCGGTTGTTATTACGGTAGTATTAATATTAATAAGCGATAACGAATCGCCTACACTTATATTTAATTTATCAGAAGTTATATTGGATACATTTGTTAATAATATGTTACCTGAACCAGATGAATAAAGACTATTAAGATTTATAATACCTTGCTCTTGACTATGAAGATTATTTTCTAATTTATATTTTAAGTAATATTTTTTGGGTCCATTTGCTAAATTCTTATCTAAGTAGTTAAAACTATATGGAATAATTAATCCGCCGGTAGCATTTATTGTTCCTAATTCATTGCTCCGCGATATCATGCTTGCGTCTCTCCACACCTCGACAATTATTCGTTCATTACTACCATAAGAGCAATATAAATTAGTGTTAATATTAATTTGAACATTGCTATTAAATACATTAATAGCATTATAAAAAGAATTACTCAAATCTTGTATATCTGATGTTGTTGTTGTTAAATTTTGATTATTAAATGTTGTTTTATTGGAATAATTGCCTGTATTTACAATTTCTCGTAATACTATATTACTTGATCCGGCAATTTCAGACGTTTTAACATTTATAATGCCTTGCTCGACAGTGCTATCATTATTTTCTAATTTATATTTTATATAATATACTTTAAGACCTGCGCTCAAATTTTCATCTAAATATGTCAAGCTATAAGGTATTGTAATGCCTCCTGTAGCATTTACCGACCCTAGGTCTCTATTTTGTGAAAGCATGCTTGCATCTCTCCATAGCTCAATTGTTATTCGTTCATTGTGAGCGCTGCAACAATATAATGAAAAATTAATATCAACAATGACTGATCTATTATTACCTACATTAATAGTATTAAATAATGAAGTGCTTAAATCTTGTGTTAAGCTTGTAGATGTCAAAAAATAACTATTTTCAAATTGTGCTTTATTGCTAGTATTTAGATTGGTGCTATTATTATTAGTAACAAGTTCTTCTAATCTATAAAGTTTTTGCGATTGATTGCTAATATATGTTAATAACAATTCTAATGTATTATTATAAGACCCAACAATTGAAGTGATTTGATTTGTCAAATTGGAAATACTTTTTCTACCAATATATTTGTATACATTTATAACGGGTTTATTGGTATCATTAATTACATAAATCCCATTATATAAATTTTGCGCTGCTAAATTGCTGAATGCTGAAAATACTAATGTTCCACTGGCATGATTATAAGTCCAGCTACCTCCTTTACTTCCGTAGGGTAAATTATGTAAATTAATTGCTTTTGTTAATGATAATTCAGTAAAAATTTCATATAAATATGGGTATACGAGAGAATTTCCATTTGAAACGTCGTAATAAGATTTATAATCGTAATTTAACGAATCTTCTAAAACATTTTTAGAGGTACTATCTAATTTATACCATGATGCTCCGTAATTAATAGGTTCAGTATTATATGGTTGTTGTAACTTAAGTAATTTAAATCTTCTTACTGTTCCTGTACTATCGTCTACAATACTGCATTTTGATTTGTTTTGATCATCATGAGAATAGGTAACGAAATTATTTATTTGCAAACCTAACTCGGTCGCCGTTTTAACTATTCCATTTATATCAAAATCGGGATATTGTGGAACACTTTCCAAAAGAATTGCTTCACTCATAAATAAATTATTCTAAATAAAATTATCATTATTTATTTATAATAATATTTGTAGTAATATATTAATTGTTTCGTTAATTAATTAATTAATTAATTAATTTATTTTATTTATTTTATTTATTTTATTATTTTTTATTGTTTTTTTATTTTATTTATTTTATTTATTTTATTTATTTTATTTTATTTTATTTTATTTTATTTTATAAGTTTATAAGTTATTTTATAAGTTTATAAGTTATTTTATAAGTTAATAAGTTATTTTATAAGTTTATAAGTTATTTTATAAGTGTTATTAATCTAGAGGTAGTAAAGTTCTTGCATTGAAAAGTAATTGCTAGTAGCCCCCCTAATACCAAATGGAGTTGAAATTGTATCATACGGTGGGCAATCCCTTCTAAATTGTAGTTTGTAATATACTACATTGTTAGTCAATGCAGCACCATTAAGATTATCATAAAATGATCCGTTATATATACCGTTTAATGTGACACCCATGTTTGTACCAAGACTTATATCAGAATATACAGGTGTAGCAGAATAAGTTACACCTATTCCATCTATAGCTTTTAATACTCTAAAACCTAAAGTTTGATCAGCTTCAGGTGAAGCAGTATAGGCTACTTTTACTTCTATTTTAATAAATGACTTATTACTTAATATTTGACCGCCAACAACATAACCACTTGCATCCATCCATATATTAGCGCTTACATCACCGTATAGTTGATCTTGTATCATGATTGAATTTGTATTTTGAATAGAAAAAGTATTATATGTAACAGGGAGGCGCGAAGTATTATTTAATGGTACTACATTTCCGCCATAATTAATACCACCGCTAATATTTATTCCAATATTTGTTTTCCATCTATTTTCACTGCTATCATATAACAATGATGCGTAACCGTCACCTAACTGAATACCTGCATTATTAGACTTTAACGCAGTTGTTGATCCGGAAGCAAGAGTTAATAATACATCACTAATGTCTACATTAGTAGAGTAAATAGTTGTAGTATTACCGCGAACAACTAAATCACCCATAATTACAACTTGGCCAGATGCATCTTGTGTAGTGCTATTTGAGCCATCAACACCAAACGGATCAATAACAATTTCATAAGCATTGCTAGATTTAGTTATAGTACCGCCAAAAACTCCTGACCCAATTCGAATTCCACCATCAGAATTTATTGATCCGCTTACATCTAAATTTTGGGTAAGTTGTAATCCGGTAAGTGCTGTTGTGGCACCATTTGAGGTAGTAACAACTTTTAATCCGTTAATAAAGACGCTGGACGCACTTATATCAACATTGCCATTATTACATAAATCAATTATAGTTTGGTTGCTAGCAGTTGACAATCTTAATCCAGGATTAATATTGTTTGTGCCTGCACGTAGTCTAGAGCCTGTAAATACATAATTATCAGTGGGGCGATTAAAAAGTAGGTCGGACATATTTTTATATTTTATAATAATATTATAAATTTATAATTAATTAATTAATTATTCCTAAATTAATTATTTTATATTTTGAAATTAAACGCAATAAATAAAAATAGTTAATAATAGTTAATAATAATTAGACGCTGAACCATTTAATGCAACACTATGCATGAAACTATTTCTTATTTGAATTTCAATTAATATATTTGTTAAAACATATACGTGTAAGCTTTGATAATTATTACTTTTTGGATTAGCAATATAATCATCGTATAGAAAATCTAATGTGTTAAAATTAGATGTTAATATATTTTTAATAGTATATGCATATTGAGTGTTATAAATATTATTGGTGTCATTATAAATAATTCTTAGGCCATATATATCGTATGGGATTTTCTTTTTTTGTATTTTTTTAATAATACGCGCTCCTGATTTTATGCGACTTTCATAATTAATAATTATATTATTATTATTATTATTATTATTATTATATGCAAGACCTTTAGTAATAGCATGAATAATAGTATTGCTATTACTAGTTAATAGTGTATTTGAGAGATTAAAAAAAATACACACTAGGAAAACTAGATTGAACATAATATATATATATGTTAAATAGACTATATATATGTTAAATAGTATATTTTGATTTAAATATTTTTTAAATTATTTAAATAATGTTACAAAAATTGAGAGATTTATATGATAACGATAGTTTGCCTAATTTATTATTATATGGAAACAATTTAGTAGGCAAGAAGACGTTACTTGAGGAATTATTAATTTATATATATAAGACAAATGAAAATATAGAAAATAATACATTAATTTTGAATTGTAGTTTGGGCAAAGGCAACATTAAATTTATTAGAGAAAATTTGCGTTTTTTTGCCAATACAATTACTCATAAAAATATTACTAATTTCAAGTCAATAATTTTATTAAATGCCGACAGTTTAACGTTAGATGCTCAATCGGCGTTGCGCAGATCAATAGAAATATATAATCATACTAAATTTTTCATAGTAACTGCAAATAAGTCAAAAATAATAAAACCAATATTATCAAGATTTAGCGAAATATATTGTAATGACAGAAACATGGAACTTATTAATAAATCAATAAAATATAATAATAGCAATAGCAATAGCACCAAATTTAATAATAAGCTTTCATTACTTATTAAAATTTTAGATAGTAAGCTAGAAACACTAAAAAATGAGAACGCTAACGCTAATGAGTACGCTAACGCTAATGAGTACGCTAACGCTAATGAGTACGATAACGCTAATGCTAATGAAAGCAACAATGATTATAATATAAATGTGTTATTATTAGACTATAGTTCATTAATATATAATAAAGGCATAAGTGCAAATAATTTATTAGATTACTTTACAGCTAGGTCAAATTTCAAGACAGATTATAATAAATTTTTGTTTTTTTTCAATATATATAAGAGAGAAGTACGTGTAGAAGAATATTTAATATACATAATATTATATTTTTATAGCAATGCACTAGTTATTGATTTTTCGGCATTAAATGCTAAATAAATTAGCTTTTTAATTATGTTAATTAACTAGCGTAATAATTAAAATGTTAAATAAAATACATTTAGTTAAAATACATTTAGATAAAATACATTTAGATAAAATACATTTAGTTAAAATTAATTATTTAAAATAAAATTTTAGATTATAAAAATGGATGATTTTAATCTTTCAACAATAATCGAATCTAAAAATGAGTGGTGTGCGCGATTAACAAACACATTAACTCCATGTATAATTGAAGGTCTAAGGTCAATATTTACAGAAGCCTATGATGTATGTTTAGAAAACAGCGAAGAAACAAAATATTTAATGACATTTCAAAATTTTTTAAACAATATTCCAAAGTGGAGTTCGGAGATTGTTGAAAATGAGAAACAGCGCATAATTACGTCTAGCGCGTGTAATTATTTAGAAGATTTAATAACATGTGTGCATATTACACAATTAAAAGCACTAACCTCAACTCGTGTAGGTTTAAAGCAAAAAAAAATAAATATTGATATACCAGACCTGCATAAATTTATACATAAGACATATATAAATGTAGCACGAAAGGTATATGTAAATATTTATTTATTTGAAAAGAATTTAAAGCCTCTGCAAGTTCAAAAAAACAATAGGGAGTTAGAAATAATAATAAAGGAGTGTATTTTAAATACAATTAGAGAGAGTATACCGATAGAGCATATATTGCAAATGTATTTAGATGAGACATTGGAGACGGATGTTGAAATAGAGGAGAAAAAGGAGGTAATAACGGATAAAGAGGCATTAGAAAAAAGCAAGAAAGCAAAAGAAAAGAAGGAATTAGAGAAAATTAAGCAAGATACGGCAAATAAATTGAGAGAAGAGAGCAAGACTAATTTAAAAAATACTATTTTGAATGCAAACAAGGATTTAAATGAGGACAATGTAACAAGTGCAAATAGCAATATTAAAAAGTTGGATTCTAAAGTTTTAGAAACAGATGAAAGCAATAATGCAAATGCGAATGATTACAATTCTGAAACGGAGTCGGAAAGTAATTTCAAGTTAAAGCTAGACAAAATAGACAAACTAGATAAATCGCAAATTGACCTTAATATTCAAAATTTGAGTGATGATCCCGACAAATTAGATTTAGATATATTAGACTTAAATCATGATGTTAGTGATAATGAAAGTATAACATTGGATATTGAGGAGTTGAGTTAATGCTAAGTTGCTAAAAATAGTTTATTAACATTGTTTTAAATCAATTCGTTATAATTATAAAATTCATTTATATTTATAAATTAAATGAATTTTGTGATACCTACATTGGCAATAAGTATTATGTATGTGTTATTTAAGATTATAGATACAAAGTATATATCAAAGGACGACATACCAGTAAAATCTATAACTAAAGACGGGTTTATTGTGTTTTTGTGTGGGTCCATTGCATTATTTGCATTTGAACAATTAGATTTTAATAACATGATAGGCGGGTCAAAAGCCGCCTTATCTGCTTTTACAAATAGCCCCGATTTTTGACATTAATCCGTTTTCTCTTTAAGTCCTTTATTTATATAATATAAAGTGGTTTTTATAATATATAAATTTTTCGTCGCTTATAAAAAATTAGCTTACCATAATAGGTAATTGATCTATATTAAATATTTCTTGAATATTGTTAATTCTTTTCTTTGGTACTTTATAGTTATCAAATAATGGTTTTTGTAATACATTTTGTGGAGTGTGTTTATGAACGGACCGCGCAATCATTTTATATAATTTGAAGTCAGGATATCTCTCTGTTCCATTATTTTTATACAATATATTTTTATTGTTGTCATCAAAAACCCATTCAATCATGATTTTTTTGATAGGAGATTTTAATTTTTTGATGTCGTCCAAGTCCTCAATAAAATAATCAAATAAGCTGCATCCTAGGCGGCATAAGTCGAAGCTGCTATTTGGGCCAATAATTGGCTTGTCTTTATTTAAATATGGCTCACAATTATACTGTGTTGTTGCGTCGCCTGCCTCCGAATAGCTGTCACTGCATATAAATTTATTTTTGAATTTGTAAATGGCTCTTCCAAAATCGATTATTTTGTATATTTTGCCAAAGGTGGGGACTTTATAGTGTGCGTTGTTATATTTATAATATAAATATTGTTTTGGAGTAGACACATATACAATATTATTTGTGTGCAAATCGTTGTGGGTAAATTCAAACACTTTCTGATATGTAATTAATGTAAATAATATTTGCATAATTATAGACTCCCATTCGCTATCTTTTATTTTATTATTTACTATATAATCATCTAATGTATTTTCGCAACTTTCTAATATTATCATTTTAACAGGTATTTTATGAATAGAGCAAAATATTTCTTCGCTATTAAAGCTCGTTTCGCTGCTTTCGTCGTCATCATCATCATCATCGTCGTCTGAACCATTATTGCTTGAGCCTGTTAAATTAGTATTTGAAGATCTAGAAGAACATGTTTCGGAAGAATTTGTAGTATTAATTCCTGTATTAGTATTAGTATTGCTATTAGTATTATTTACTTTATTATTTACTAAAATATCTAAATTTTCATAAGTTAACTCTAAATTTGTTTTATGTGTTTCTTCAATATTAGCTTCACAATCAGGAATATCACTTAAATCGCTAATGTTTAGGTCACTAATGTTTAGGTCACTAATGTTTAGGTCAATCTCGGAGTTATCTAAAACTAAAGCTTTCTTATTTTTTTTAGTATTATTAAATAAATTGAGTATTTTTTCATTATCATCGAAAACAAATAAATTGTTTATGTGCTTGTGAAAATAATCCGATTCGTTTAAATATTCCAAGTCCTCTGTAACATTATATTTAAATTTATTTTTTACTCCTAAAAATGCCCCATAATAGTCTAAACCGTTATAAAAATTAAAGTTATTTAATAAACAGCTTGACAAATATGAAAAAAACCCATCAATATATGCGGAGTTATTTGGATCCAATATTTTCTTATAAGTTTTCATGTATTCCATTGATTTTGCATCTAAATCCTCTTTATCTATAAATTTAGGTAATTCTAATATATTATAATTATTTTCATATTTTCCTATCATATATTTTACGGGGTCAATAAGAGGGCTATATTTAATAAAAATCTCTTTTTTAGATTTATTATTGCATATATCTGTAATTATTGCTAAAAATTTGTTATAATTAATTTTTTCTAAAATTAATTCTAAACTATACTTATTATTCAAATTAATAGCATTATAATTAGTATTGTTTAAGTTAAAAAAATTATTATATAATGGAAAATAGTTTTGCGAACTTTCTATATCTAATAACTCACTATTGTTAAAGTTCTCAAATAGCTGTTTATTGTTATTTTTTTTATAGTTTATTTCCATTTAATAAATAAGAAATACTTATTTTTTTAATTTATAACACAAATAAATATATTAAACTATTAAACAAAGTATTTGTTATTTATTGGATTATTTGATTAAATGTTTTAACAAAAAATTTTATTTTCTAAAAATGGCAAATATATTAATAAGTAAAATGCATAATAAATCATTATTAAATTTATGCTCCAACACCATACACTTCCTGTGGTCTCATCTTTAGAATAATTTATAGCAACAATTACTAAACTAACTAGGCCAAATATAATTCCTATCCATAATTTTTCATAAAAAAATACAAATAAGAGGAAGAATAACCATATTGAAAAAGTAAATGGATTTATATCAAACATTTGCCAATTTAAGTGTCCGCGCTTACTTACTATACTATGAATATGTTTAGTAGATAATTTATATATTGTATATGGAATTACAAATGATAAATATGTAATTACTAGTAATTTGCGCAATTGTATATTTTTTAACATCATAATACTTGCAACTGGTTGTATAAGTATTAAAAGTATACCTAATATAGAAAAAATATTATTGTAAAATTTATTATTAATATTTCTCCAAATAAAAAATTCTATGAGTTGCATAAGTATGAAAGATGCCATAAAAATATAAGTCCAATGATTATTCAACTCCTGAATTTTATATTTGGTGTATTTGTTATTATAAATTATCAGTACTAATACAAAACTACTAAATAAAAAGGTATTTAATGAAACGTGTGCATTCCAACACATATTATATATTTTATATATTATTTATTATATAAATAATAAATAATATTAAAAAATATTAGTGTAAAGTTTAAATAAGAAAAAGTATAAAGTTTAAATAAGAAAAAGTATAAAGTTTAAATAAGGCAAATTATTAAGTTTAAATAAGGCAAATTATTAAGTTTAAATAGCAAACTATTAAATATAGCCAATAAATATAAATTATTTAGTAATGACACTAGAATTGAAAAAATTTGACATTAAATCTATAAGTTTTAGACCAGATGAAAATAAAGGGCCTGTTATTGTACTAATAGGGCGGCGCGATACCGGTAAAACTTATTTAGTGCGAGATTTGCTATATTATCATCAAGATATTCCTATAGGGACAGTAATCAGTGGAACAGAAGCAGGCAACGGTTTTTATGCCGAGCATGTACCCAAATTATTTATTCATGATGAATACAATACCGCTATTATAGAAAACATATTGAAAAGGCAGAAGACGGTAATGAAGCAAATAAAAAAGGAAGTCGAAGTTTATAAAAAATCGAATATTGATCCGCGAGCATTTGTTATATTGGATGATTGCTTATATGATGGAAGCTGGACAAAAGATAAGATGATGCGTCTCCTATTTATGAATGGTCGGCACTGGAAGGTGATGTTGGTCATCACAATGCAATATCCTTTAGGTATTCCTCCAAATCTGCGCACGAATATCGACTACGTTTTTATATTGCGCGAACCATATATTGCAAATCGGCGGCGTATTTATGAAAACTATGCAGGCATGTTTCCAACCTTTGAGAGTTTTTGCCAGGTTATGGATCAGTGCACAGAAAATTATGAGTGTTTAGTGATAAATAATAATGCCAAATCGAATAAATTACATGACCAAATATTCTGGTATAAAGCCGAACATCATAAAACATTCAAACTCGGATCAAAAGAATTCTGGGAAATCAGTAAAAATATGGATTCCGATGACGACGAAGAGATGTATGACCCTAATACGAGAGATAAAAAGAAAGGCCCTAAAATAAATGTGCGCAAAACTAAATGGTAAGGCATTGCTTCTAGATTTTTGTTTCTAAATTATATAAACAACAACAACGATTTAAAGACTAAATACATTATTATAGTATAATATGACTTCTCTCGACATTGTGAATTTAATAACAAATAACCCTATTACAAAGCTTAATGCTAACAATAATAATAAATTATTAGAAAAAGTGAAAGCTAACTTCACAGAAATGGAGCAACAATTATTTATATCTAACTTTTATACTTATTTAAATTATGATAAAACTGCAGATTTTATTGTAGATCTAGATGCTATTTGGCAGTGGTTGGGGTTTAATAAAAAATTTAATGGTATTAGGTTGTTAGAAAATTTTTTTGTATTAAACAAAGATTATAAGAATTTTGCTCCTCCGTGCGGAGGAGCAAAAAACATAGGCCGTGGTGGTCATAATATTCACAAATTTTTTTTAAATATTAAGACCTTTAAATCATTATGTTTAAAGGCACAAACAAAAAAAGCAGATGAAATTCATGAATACTATATTAAGTTAGAAGAATTAATTAATGAAGTATTAGAAGAAGAAGCATTAGAAATGAAAAATAAATTACTAATAAAAGATAATGAGCTTATTACAAAAGAAAAGCTTATTACAAATGCTATTCAAGATAAATTAAAGGCAATTGAAAAAACTATTGTTTCACAATTTCCTGTAAATTGTGAATGTATTTATTTTGGAACTATTGATAATTCAAACGCTGAAGGAGAGAAATTAATAAAATTTGGACATAGCAATAATCTCTCTGTGCGATTACAAGACCACCATAAAACGTATGAAAATTTTATTCTTCGTGATGCTTTCAAAGTTCATAATAAGCAAGAAATTGAGAATGCTATTAAAACAAGCTCTAAAATTAGAAAACATTTACGCACTATTGAAGTAGATGGAAAAAATAAAAATGAAATATTAGCATATGATGAAACCAACTTTACAATTCCTTGTCTCTCAAGATATATTAAAAATATTATTTCTGAAAAATCATATAGTATTGAAAAATTTAATATTTTAGTAGAAGAAAATCAAAAATATAAAGCAACATTACAGCAATTAAGTGATGAAAATGAAAAATTGAGGGTCCTTAACAATGAATATATAGAAAAAAATGAAAAATTAGAGCAACTTCTTGCATCTATTACAAATAATTATGAAAATAATAATGAAACCGTAAATGTAAATAATGATGAAACTAATATAATAAGTGCTGAACTTAAAAATAAGTTTGATAAATTTATCGATGAGTGTTGTTTTCTTCATAAAGAGGTAGAAGTAGCTTCAACAACTATTGTAGGGCAATTTCGTATTTATAATAGAGAGAAACCTACAAAACTCGTATTTAGCATGTTTAATACATATATGAGAACGCGATTTTTAGCATGTCGCATTAGTGGTCAAAATAAGAACCAAATTGTCCATGGATTTAAAGGAATAAAATTAAAAGACATTGTATATAAAAAAAGCAGTAGTTCAAATGAAGTAGAAAATTTTATTTTTGAAAGTTGCATTTTCTCTCCCGAAGGTCGTGCTTCAACTAATAAAATTGTAGAAGAATTCATAAATTATAAAAAAAATAATAGTTTATTAATCAATAATAACGAGGACAAAGATGTTAAAAATTATTTAAAAAATTGTCAATATATTCTCGGTGGGCCGATCCGCTTACATAATATAAATGCAACATTTGAGGGTTATTACGGTATTAGTTTAAAAAATGACTATTATCAGGAAGCTAGAGATGACCAAATTGCGACTAGTGGTAAAAAAGTTCAAAAAATAGACGCTAGCACCAAAAATATATTAAATAATTGGACCACAATAGCAAAAGCAGCAATTCACGAAGATTTCTCTCCAGCTAAAATGAGCAGAGCAATCAAAAACAACACTTTAATTAATAATGCTTATTATGTTTTAGTAAATTAATTATTATTTGTATTCTAATATAATTTTGCTACCGTACGCGCGGGAGCAAAAATATATACACTTTCCCCATACACAATCATGATTTTTGCTCCTGAACGTTCAGGAGCAAAAAACATATAATAAAAAACAATATAAAGAAAAAAGCACAAAATTAAAACTCATCGCCAAATTCAAAAGTGTTTAGTTTAGCATCTTTAGTTGTGAGCGAATACTCGCTTACGCGATCTTCAAAAAAGTTGGTTTTTGTTTCAATGCTAATATTTTCCATCCAATCAAACGGATTTTTGCTTTCATATATTTTGTCGCCTCCTAATTGAAGGCTTAAGCGGTCAGCAACAAATTCAATATATTGTTTCATTAATACTTGGTTCATGCCTATTAATCTACATGGAAGCGAATCGTTAATAAATTCGAGCTCAATTTCAACCGCTTCGCTAATTATTTCGTGAATTTTTTGCTTTTTGAGTGGCTTTTCTAATTTGCTATGTAATAATACAGCAAATTCGGTATGCAATGCTTCGTCCCGCGAAATTAGCTCATTTGAAAAGGTTAGTCCGGGCATTAGACCGCGTTTCTTCAACCAATAAATAGCGCAAAATGCACCCGAAAAGAATATACCTTCAATGCAAGCAAACGCAACAAGGCGAGTAGCAAAATTGGACTTCTTATCATTAATCCACTTTATAGCCCATTGACCCTTCTTCTTAATGCAGTCATATTCATTTAGCGCATTAAATAATTTGTGCTTTTGCTCTTTATCTTTAATATATGTATCAATTAATGTGGAATATGTAATAGAGTGAATATTTTCCATAGCAATTTGCAGGCCGTAAAATGCTCGCGCCTCACTTAATTGCACTTCACCCATAAAGCGAACACCTAAATTTTCTAACACAATACCGTCACTTGCAGCAAAAAACGCTAAAATCATGGAAATGAAATGTTTTTCATCATCATTTAGCGTGTCCCAATCTTTATTATCTTTTGAAAGGTCAATTTCTTCTGCTCTCCAAAACAAATCTTCTGCTTTTTTATACATTTTCCATATGTCTTGGTCTTTAATTGGAAACATAACATACCGATTAAGGTCTTCTTGTAATAGAGGCTCTACGCAATTCTTATTCATTCTAAATAATATATGTCTATATTTTTATATAATTTTTATAAGTGTTATTTTTTTTTGTTAATTATTTTTTTATTATTTTTTTTATTTTTATTATTTTTTATTAAATTAAAAAAAATATACAATATACAATATATAATTTATATGGCTAGTTTTGGAGGTTCTATTGCCAAACATGATATGAAAGTTAAAAAGTTATTAGAACAAAGCAAAGATGACACTACTTATCTTATTGATCAATATAGCGCATTAAAACGAGTATCATCAAAAAACCCTGATATTTTAAAATTATTAGAAGACCGCAAAAAGCAGTTAACAAAAAAACTACTAATTAAAGAAAACCAAATTGAAGCATTATTAAATATTTCTGACCATTTAAATAGCATAACTTTAGAACAAAAAAGCCACAATGAAACACATATTAAAGATATACATAATAAAATTGCAATATTAGAAAAGGAAATTAGCAAATTACGCAATATTATTTAGAGAAAATTATAAATAGAAAATAAATAGAAAATAAATAGAAAATAAATAGAAAATA